AATCTTTCAAATGCAAATGATAATGTTGCTATATATGGTACTGATGGTGTGGCGGCACATCAATTATTGACTGATGGAAATGGTATATTAAGTGTAAATGTTAAAACAATGCCAGACATCAATATTAGAAATCTTTCAAATGCAAATGATGGAATTGCTATATATGGTACTGATGGTGTAACACAGCATCAAATATTAACTGCAACAAATGGCAGTTTAAGTGTGACTGCAACAAATCTAGATATCCGTGATTTAAGCAGCACACAAGACTCTATTTTGATATATGGTTATGATGGTCTTGCAAACCAAAAAGTAAAAACAGATGCTAATGGAAATTTAAGCGTCGTTGTTGACACATTACCAGCTGTCACTGCAACAGATTTAGATATTCGTGATTTGACTAGCACAAAAGATTCTATTTTGATATATGGTTATGATGGTGTTGATAACAAAAAATTAAAAACAGATGCTAATGGAAATTTAAGCGTCGTTGTTGACACATTACCAGCTGTCACTGCAACAGATTTAGATATTCGTGATTTGACTAGCACAAAAGACTCTATTTTGATATATGGTTATGATGGTGTTGATAACAAAAAATTAAAAACAGATGCTAATGGAAGTTTAAGCGTTATTGTTGACAGTCTGCCATCTGTCACTGCAACAGATTTAGATATTCGTGATTTGACTAGCACAAAAGATTCTATTTTGATATATGGTTATGATGGTGTTGATAACAAAAAATTAAAAACAGATGCTAATGGAAGTTTAAGCGTTATTGTTGACAGTCTGCCATCTGTCACTGCAACAAATCTAGATATCCGTGATTTAAGCAATACACAAGATTCTATTTTGATATATGGTTATGATGGTGTTGATAACAAAAAATTAAAAACAGATGCTAATGGAAGTTTAAGCGTTGTTGTTGATATATTGCCATCTGTCACTGCAACAGATTTAGACATTCGCGATTTAAGCAATACACAAGATTCTATTTTGATGTATGGACACGATGGTGTTGCAAATCGTAAAGTAAAAACAGATGCCAATGGAAATGTGAGTGTTGTTGTTGATACATTGCCAGAAGTCACAGCAACTAGTTTTGACATAAGAGCTTTGGATAGTAAAACAGATTTTGTCTCTGCAAAACAAAATGGAAACTGGACTGTAAGATTAAATGATAATTCCGGCAATGGAATCAACAGTACGAATAGTGCATTGAATGTGTCACTTTATGGCAGTAATGATGGTGGTACAACAAATAGAATTATTAAAACAGACAGCAGTGGTGCAATAAGTGTAAATGTGAATTCAGCACCGACAACAACAGTGACAGCGACTGCACTAGATATCAGAGCTTTGGATGATGCGACAGATCATGTATCTGCAACACAAAATGGTAATTGGAGCGTCAGATTGAGAGATAATTCTGGCAATGGAATCAATAGTACAAATAGCGCATTGAATGTATCACTTTATGGCAGTGATGATAGTGGTACAACAAATAGAATTATTAAAACAGATAGTGGTGGTATAATAAGCGTGAATGTGAATTCAGCACCAACAACAACAGTGAAGGCAACCAGTTTAGACATAAGAGTTTTAGATAGTGCAACAGATTTTGTATCTGCAAAACAAAATGGAAACTGGACTGTAAGATTAAATGACAATTCTGGCAATGGAATTAATAGTACAAGCAATGCATTGAATGTTGCAATTTTGAAATCATCTGCCACATACAAAAATATTGATGTTGGAGTGACTGGAGCTGTTGCAGTCGGTGCTGCAACAAATATATCATCAATCATAATGTCAAATTGTTCAAATGCATTTAGATATTTAAAAATATATAATAAAGCAACAACACCAGATCAAACTGATGACGGTACAGCTGCAGCAATTTTTGTAATACCATTACAACCCAATTCGACACATGTAATTAATTATACAAATCCAGTGTATATGAGTGCAGGTCTGTCAATTAGAGCAACTACTGGAGCTGCCAATGGAAATACTGGAGCGCCATCGGCAAATGATGTAATAGTAAATATTACTACAATCTAATAAATAAATCATCTAATATATTTTAAAGTTTGTACACTAACAGGATTATTTTCCGATAGAAACTTATCAATCAATCTAATATTTTTTTCATCTTGCATTTCTACTAAAGGCAATCTGACCTTTGGTGTAGAAATAAAACCTGCTTTCTCCATTGCATATTTAATTGGCGATGGATTTGTCTCACTGAAAAGAAGTCTGATAAATTTGTCGTATTTAGCATAAATTTGGAAACACGATGATGTATCAACCGACTCTTCAAAAAAACCATAAAGTACTTGACATTCTTCAACTAAGTGTGAAATTTTTTCCGGATAAATATTAGAAATTACAGAAATCAATCCATAACCACCAACAGCCATAATTGGAATAACCAAACCATCATCTCCAGAATAAATTTTAAATGACGGACATAAACATCTTAATTTAATAACTTGATTCATGTCGCCAGACGCTTCTTTTATTGCATAGATGTTAAAATATACATCGACCAGTCTTTTAACTGTTTCTGGAAGAATATTTACATTTGTTCTTGATGGAACATTATAAATAATGATTCTTCCTCTATCACCAAGTTCTGTCGAAATTGCAGAATAATGTTGAAATAGTCCCTCCTGAGTAGGCTTATTATAATATGGTGTTGTTGCTAAAAAATTTATGAAGCCTTTTTCCAATGCAAAATTCATAAGCTTAATGCATTCTGCAGTATTATTTCCACCAATGCCAACGACAAATCTATTTTTGTATTTATGCGTTGAATAGCGATTCAAGGCATATTCTTTTTCCTCAGTTGACACTGTTGATGTTTCACCTGTTGTTCCAAATAAAACAACGCCGCAGTATGAGTTAAAATTCATATCAATAATATTATCAAATGATTCATAATCAATACTTAAATCATCATTAAAAGGGGTTACAATGGCAGTTAACAAACGGGGCAAGTCTGACGCCATTTTGACTAATTGAATTATATATAATATTTATTCTAGACATATACATATCAAAAAGTTGAAATTTCAACTTTTTAATGATGCTATGATATTGATTTGATATATAAGTTAAAATGCCTCGAACATTTCCTTTTTCAAAAGAAATTGTCAATAATTTAGTGTCAACTTTTGGCACGCCTCTTCAAATATACGATGGCGATGGAATAAGAAAACATGCATTAAATTTTATGGAAGCAATGAGATTACATTTTCCATCATTTGAACAATATTTTGCCGTAAAAGCATTGCCAAATCCACATATTCTAAAATTATTAAAAGAGTGTGGAATGGGTTTTGATTGCAGCAGTGTTCCAGAATTATATATTGCCGACAGACTAAAGGGGAAAATTATGTACACAAGTAATTACACGTCAGAAGATGATTTAGATTATGCATTACAATTTGAAAATACAATTATCAATTTAGATGACATTGATGGGTTTGAAAATCTACAATATAATGTTAACAGATATGGATATGATTATCCCGATACTATTTGCTTTAGATATAATCCTAATTTTGGTGGGACATCCAGTGAAACAAAATCAAATATTTTGGGTGGACAAAATTCTAAATTTGGAATGCCAATTGATAGATTGATCATGGCTTACAAATTGGCAAAAGAAGAAGGTATAAAGAAATTTGGTATTCATACAATGACTGGAAGTTGTATTTTAGACATTAATTACTGGAGCGGATTAACAGATGCAATTTTTGAAGCTGTTGACAGATTGAAAAAGGAATTAGATATTGATCTAGAATTTATTAATTTGGGTGGCGGAATTGGTATTCCATATAGACCACTAGAAACAGAGATTGATATTGACAAATTGGCACTACTATTGAGGCAATCATTTGATAGAAACATGGCCAAATATGGATTGACACACGAACCAAAATTAGTTATGGAAAATGGAAGATACATAACGGGGTCTTTTGGATGGCTTATTTCAACTTGCACATCAATTAAAAAAACTACATCTGATATTTCATTCTTTGGTTTGGATGCATGTATGGCACATTTGATGAGATGTGGAATGTACAATGCATATCATCATATATCAATTTTAGGAAAAGAATTTAGTCCATTTTTTCAACATGCAAATGTTGTTGGAACATTGTGTGAAAATAATGATTGGTTTGCAAGAAACATATTACTGCCATCAGATGCACAAAAAGATGATCTATTTATTATTTATGATACTGGGGCACATTCTCACTCAATGGGATTTCAGTATAATGCGAAGCTGAGAGCACCAGAAATAATGTATATTAATGATTCTTTCAAATTGATTAGAAAAAGAGAAACAATTGATGATTATTTTTCAACAGTTATTAAGGATTTTTAGTAGTTTTTTTATTATCATGTTTTTTGTCAGATTTTTTATTTATTATTTTTATCTTCTTCGATTTATGTTTAGATTCCTTGTCTGATTCACTTTCTGATTCTCTTTCAGAATCTCTGTCTGATTCGCTTTCAGAATCTTTTTCTGATTCGCTTTCAGAATCTTTTTCTGATTCGCTTTCAGAATCTTTTTCTGATTCGCTTTCAGAATCTTTTTCTGATTCGCTTTCAGAATCTTTTTCTGACTCACTTTCTGATTCCTTGTCTGATTCACTTTCAGAATCTTTGTCTGATTTACTTTTTGAATCAGCCATCAGGCATTCACTAAATTCATTTTGAATGACATTCATCATACCATTTAATCTGTCAATATAAAATTTTTGAATTGTTTCTTTATCTATTGTCAAATCTTCAATAAGTTCTTCATAATTTGTACGACTTACATATATGAAATAGTCATATACATTTTTCTTTTTATTTTTGTCATTATCTAATAAATATTTAACGACTGGATCTGATGGTTTCTTTGCAGTATCATAATTGTGATAATAACAGAAGTTTAAAAAATTATTTTCATTAAGAGCATCTTTATGTTTTTTATTGTATTCATCAAATTTCTTTTTGGGAATAATAGGTGCAAAATGATTTGTTACAGGTTTATCTGGCTTGTATTTTGAATGTCTTATTAATGCAAGCAATAATTTATCAACATCTGTTAATTTTTTCTTTTTACCACTTTCTGCAATTTTAATGCGGATTTCCATTTGTTTTTTTATTATTTGAATATCCATTGGTTCTAAATATATTTTGTTATCAATGATTGCTAATTGTTTTTTTCCCTCTCCCTGACGGAAGTTTGTAATGATATTATAGATTATTCTTAATTGGAATTGTGGAATAATATGTTTTTTTAATTTATATACTATTTTATCACTAACATCTTTAACTTCTGTCATTTTTTTATAATATTTAAGATAGGTAACAATCATTTCAATGACATAACGTCTTTCTGGTTTTGAAACATATTTATTTTTTTTGTTTTTGGATAGAGATGAATCATTTTCAACAGTGAATTTTAATACGCCATCCGCAAATTTAAATGCATCAACTAACAGCTGTTCGAATTTGCCTAAATTGTCCTCTTTTGACAACTTATACAGATATGATGGTATATCATGATATTTATCAGATGCTTTTGTTTTTTTATCATCTTCTTTAGTTGTCTCAATTAATAATTTAATAATGTCAAATATCAGTTCCTCTTCTTCAAGATAAAGATCTGATAAGATTTTTGTTTTTGTCATAAGATATCCATGCAATCCAATCATATAATCATATGGATTGTAGTTATTATCTACACCAATTTTATCTTCATCATAAATCATTAACCCTAAATCATTTTCTTGTTTTAGTTGTTTGTAATATTTTGTAATTTCATCAACAATATATGTATTTTTTACTTTTAATTTTTGAGATTTGATCCATAAAGCAGTATAAATTTCAATACTTCTTAATGGAACACTGCATCTGTTAAGTCTATTAAAAATTTCTGCAATTTCAATTTCAGTTGCATTTTTAAGGACAATTATTGGGATTTCTTCATTCAGAATATTTATGAAATCTGCAAGTTTATTTGTTTGTTCTATCAAATAATTTCTCACGTCGATCCTATCTTCATCTTTTTCAAATGTCATATGTCTATCAATTAATTTATCAGCTTTCTCCTGTATATTTTTGTATTTTTTCTTAATAACAAATTCATATGATTCAAGTGTCTTTTTTGAAAACCATCTATTATGTAATTCAGTAACATCTTCTACAGCTCTGTCTTCTTTGTAATGTTTAACAAATTTTTTTTTTAATTCTTCAATAAGTCTTCTGACAATTTTAAAGTCAAAAAAATTTTTGTAAAATGAAATAAATGATGATATTCTTTGATGTCCATCAATAAAAGCAAATTCAGTTTCTGACATTTTGTTAACAACCAATGATCCTATCGGATATTGTTTTTTAACACTGTCTATCAACGTATCGCGGAGATCGTCTATTTCTAATTTTGTTGGAGTTTCTCTCCATGCTTTTCGACGTTGTATTCGCGGTAAATACAATTCGTTTTTATGCAATTTTAATGCCCCTTTAACAATAGAATCAATGCTCCAATTTTCTGTAGTATATGGCATTTTAAAGTGGTTATACTAATTTGAATAATACATCAATAAAAAATTGAATTTTCAATTTTTAGAATGTATTAAGGCAATGAAATACTATCAACTATATATCCAGATATTATAATTAGTAACAATGGCGTCCGAGTTCCCACAATACGTCGTTCCCAATGCGAAAGACATGTTAAGTTTGGGTTGTGGACAACCATCACCGGCAATTCTAAAATCATCAATGGAGATCATTCCCAAAAATTATCTTGAAGATGCACCTTTTGAATTGCTTCAATATGGAGATATCAGAGGATTTGTCAGCTATCGTAAAATGATATATCACATGCTAAAGCATTGCACTAAAACTATTTTAGATGAAAGTGATATTCAAAATAGCATATTTATGACAAATGGAATTTCTCAAGCACTTTTATTGATTGCATCACTTTATAGAAAAAAAACAACAGTGATCTATGCAGAAAATCCGACATATTTTATTGCTTTGTCAATTTTCAAAAATATGGGTTATGAGGTAAGACCATTTGAAATGAAAAACCTAAATGAACTCAAAAGACAATTATATTTGGATGATCCGTATGGAAATAAACAATATTTAATGTATATTATTCCATTTCATCAAAATCCAACAGGTAGAAACATTCATTATTCTGAGTTGGAACAACTACTTGAAATTTGTAATATTCACACAGGATTAAGAGTTTTATCTGATGAAACATATCAATTATTGTCGTTTGATGATGACAGCCATACACATCCATCATCACTCGCAACATCACATAGAAATATTGTATCAATGGGGACATTTTCAAAAATTATTGCACCAGCATTAAGATGCGGTTGGATTTTTTCACGTGACACAGAATTTTTGAAAGAGTTGGAATCATGTGGCTTTATGGATAGTGGTGGAGGTGTAAATCCAATTAATGGAAGAATGATCACACAAATATTCGAATCATCACAGATCCATTACGGATCGTATATGAAGGTTTTTATTGATAATCTAGTCTCAATTAAAAAGTTTCTTAGAAGGAATTATGAAATTCTGGAAACAGCCCTATTAAAATATCCCGATTATTTCCAATTTGAAAGATCAACAGGCGGTTATTTTATTTGGGTGAAGAGTCTTAAAATGCCTGCAAAGGATTTATTAGACATCGCAGTGAAACATAAGATTCGATTTCACACTGGTGATAAATTTTCTCCCGACGGCAGTTGTACCGAATATTTCCGTTTGAGTTGTTCATTTTATGTTGAAGACGATTGGGAATTTTTTGAAAGCAGACTTGATAAAATTATTAGTGAAATTGAAAATAAGACTGATATTATTTTAGTACATATGATTGGTCACAAAGGAAAACTTGGAAGACTTATTTGTAATGAAATCACTGAATCTTCCAATAAAAAATTAGGCGTAACGATTAATCGTGATATTGATCTAACAGGAATTGGCACTACCAAGAGAGAAGTCATTGTTGATGTGTCATCACCTGAGGGAACAGCAGGATTATTGTCAAAGTTATTAGAAAAACATATTTATGTGCCTGTAGTAATTGGAACTACTGGTGATTTACCATTACACCTGATTGCAGAATATAAGAAACATGCAAAAGTTGAATTATCGCCAAATTTCAGCATTGGTATTACAAGAATTGTAAAGATGTTAAGTGATTTAGAAAAAGATTATTGGAGTGGAAATATTAAAGACATTCATCATGAACGTAAAAAGGATGCTCCAAGTGGAACTGCAAAACATTTGGCACATGAATTAGGAAAATCAAAAATCATTGTACATGAGTCAAATATTGTATCTGAAAGAACTGGAGATGTTATTGGTTATCACGAAATAACATTGGATGCGCCCTATGAACGAATTACAGTGACTCATGAAGCAAAAGACAGACGCTTATTTGCAGTTGGATGTTTGAATTTGATTGATTCTATGTTTAAACATTAAATTTATTTATAAACAAAAATAAGAGATTATTCAAATAGTTCATTCACATATTCAATAAATTTTTCATAATTTGATTGATCAATTACAAAATTCAATGTCATTCCGTTAGATCCAAAGTGAATAATATATGATGGAACAATATTTAGATCAATTTTACTTGAATATTTCTTAATGTCAGAAGCGACAAATGATACAACAATGCAATTTGCCATCATAGTTACTTCATAATTTTCTTCAAGATTTACTTTAAGTTCTAATAATTTTTCGACAGATGGTTCTTCTGTGGTTGTACAGATTTCAAATTGGGATGTGGTTACAATACTAACATCAATATGGCTATTTGTGAACTGTTGAAAAATCTGATTAACAAAACCATATCCAGACGACATGCTTAGTGATTTTATTTTGAACAATGTGACATTTTTCTGAATTGCAAAAAATAATTCATTGTTATTCACATTTGATATGACAGTCCCTGATTTTTCCATTGCAAATGTATTTTTTACTGTAATAGGTATCATAGATTGTTCACATGGGTAAATAGATAATGCATGCATAACTTTCGCGCCCATTGATGATAATTCCTGAATAAGTTTGTAATCAATAAAATCAACCTTTTTTGAATTTTTTATAACTCTTGGATCAGATGTATAAATGCCATCAACATCAGTCCATACTTGATATTCATCTGCATCTAACATGTTTGCCAATAAAGCCCCTGTTGTATCGCTCCCACCTCTGCCCAATAATACTGGATCACCTGATGGAGTTGATGCAATAAATCCCTCTGTAATTACCACATTGACATCAGTACCAAATTTAGGAATACTGTCAGAAAAATTATATTGATTTGCAAAAAATTCTGTGGAAGGGTATAATACATAAGAGTTTTTTTTAGTTCTAATAAATCTTCTTGCATGTGCAGAAGAATATTTGATATTTAGATACTCAAAATATTCTGATAATATTGTTGTACTTAATTCTTCACCATATCCAATAATTTTGGCCTTTTGAAAAACAGGTAATTGTGTTGTTTTGTTATATTTATAATTATCGCAAAGTTCATCTAGTTGTTTTATTTTTTCATCATAAATACGTGAAAAATGTAATCCTAATTCTGTCAATAATTTTTGACATTTGTCTTTCACTGCATCAATGTGATGAATTGACTTTGTTTCCGTAAAATTTATAAGTTCATTTGTTACTCCAGACACTGCTGATAAAACTATAACAATTGCATCCCCCTCATTTTTGCCTTTGATAACTTTAACTAATTCATCATATCCCACCTTGCATTGAGACGTCCCACCTAACTTAATGACGGTGACAGCCATTTTATATGGTATTGATAGTCATTCTAATATTTTTGACAATGTGATACTTTTAAGGTTTGGGATTCAATTTTTTTATTATATGCATTTTCACAATTTTTCTTTTCCAGCATGATATTATAATATCATATGTATGGATTATTACTAGTTGCAACTCTTTTGGTATGTTTATTTGTGGCAACAAATAACAACAACTCATTTTTTGAAATAAGGCCAAGTAAAATACATGGTGTTGGTGTATTTACAAGAAAACAATTTTTTACAGGTGAAGCAGTTCTTAAGGCTATAGAATTGTCACAAGAAATAACATATCTTGGAAAACATGTAAATCATTCAAATAATCCAAATACAGTGTTGAAATTGCAGAATGATGGATGGTATTTATTAGCATTGAGAAACATAAATCCGAATGAAGAAATTACTGCAGATTATAAAGATACACCACCATTCATAAAAAAGCCAGATCCAAACTGGAAGTAATTTTTGCAGATAATATAAATTATATTTTGTAATAATATATATGGGTGACAAGGGAAAATTGTCTTATTTACATGATTTTAAACATACAACCATTAAAGATGGTAAAAAAGTTGTGCATGAAGAATATGTTATTAATGGAACAAAAGGACTCAGAATTAAATATTATCATAAAGAAAACGACAATATCGAAAAAATTGTGGTTGGTACAAAAGGTGATGGAAATTATTTTTTGAAAACAACAAAAAATAAAGATACAAAGACTGAAGAAAATTTATCAAAAGATGATTTATTGAAAGTATTAAAGAAAGATAAAAGCTTAGATTTCGCTCTTGACTACATAAAGAAAGAAATGAAAGGCGGATCAAGAAAGACAAGCAGAAAAACAAAAAAGTCATCAAAGAAAAGTTCCAAAAAGGGATCAAAGAAAGGAAGTAAATCACGCAGATGGTAAACTGCAAAAATAAGTTACTGATATTCAAAAGTATATGTTTTTCTATGAATTGTGATTACCATCCATCATCCCATCCCCAGTCATCCGGCGCATCGATATCCGTCGCACAGCAGCCGTAAAAGGATGAATAACTTTTCCCCTGTTTTATTATATTTCTTAATTTTTGATTGTATTTATATAAATGAATATCATCATAAATAGTTTCATTTATATAAAGCTTATCAAAAGCCTTTTGAAATCTCTTATACTTTTTCCATTGAGAAATATTCAGCGTGAACAATGATTTTTTTATCTTTCTCTTCAACAGTTTTTCATCTGGTTTCCTATTACAATATATTGTTTTGTACTTATCATAATATTCTACAGATGTTGTTATATAATTGTCGCTGACAAAGTTATATGGTCTAATGAATTTAGTATATGTTCCAGACAAAATATGTGTCCTCCATACTAAACTAATTCCAATTGTTGGCAATAAGTCTGGATTATCAAGATTTATAAAATTGATGTATCGTTCCAATGCAGATTCATAAAATAATCTACTTTTATATTTGTCTATATCCTTCACAACCACTTCCAAAAATGGAATGTTTGCCATCATTTCGTCAATCAGATTGATGTAGAAGAATGTATAATTATTTATATAATTAGATATATATTCTCTTAATAATTGATATTTAATTGTACTTCTGTATAATACTCTTCGATGATCTTCTTTCATGTCAAATGTAGAAATTTTTTTTTCTACGTCTGTCTTATTTTTAATGCATTTTGTTTTTTGTATTAACATTTTAAAAAATGTATCCTCGAATGATATATGTATTTTACATTTTTTGCAATAATTATTACGTTTTTTAATATTATCATATACAGTGTTACAAAAATAACATTTAAATAATTCTTTAAATGAATATAATTCAATGTAATGGTCAAATAAATTGTATTTTTGTAAATTAATTATATCAATATATTTTGCAAAATTATAAAATGTATTGTTTTTGTTTCTTATGGAATCGATATAATTGTGTTCTTCATTTATACAAAAATAAATTCCATTATATGTGTTTACTTTTTTAATTATTTTATTACATTTTTGCGTATAATACTCTCGTGATAAATATCTTCCCCACCTGTCAGTAAATTGTTTAGTTTCTTCTTGGATATATTCCTTTCTATCATCTAATACTTTTTTGTATTGTTCATATATGCTATTTAAAAAATCGATATGTTCACAATATTTTTCATATGTTATTGAACTGAAATCCATGATTATCTAAGAATGATATATGTAATTATAAATACTTTATAAAAAAACTATTCAAATTTTTTGATTTTCAATTTTTTTAATTTTCAATTTTATGGATTACTATTGCTATATGTTGACAAATGATAAGGGTTATACATATATTGGAATAACAAATAATTTGGAAAACAGATTAAAATGTCATAATTCGGGAAAGGGGGCAAAAGCAACACGATATTGCAATAATTGGTGGTATAATGTTGTTGTTGGCAAATTTGACAAAAGTAAAGCATCAAGGTTTGAATGGTTATGGAAACATAAAAAATCAAAAACAAAATGGAAAAATACAACAGGTATTGATGAAAGAATCAGTCGGATGAATGAATTGTTAGGTGAAGATGAATGGACAAATATAGAAATATGTGAATTCGATTGAATTGCGTTTATGCAATCAAATTTTTAGATATAATATAATTATTACATGAGCATCGTAACAGTATTTGCAAGTGGATCTGCTTATCATTTTTCAAGCAAGCAACTTGAACCATATATAGATAGACTAACGCAATCACCAAGATGTGTTAAGACAAGTGATAATGAATATAGATTGTTTGTTGCATCTTATAGCGGCAAACACATTGCAGATTTACTAAATGGATATAAATTTCAACTTTACGATTTAAATGAAGATGACATTGAACATTTATATATTGATCTAAAAGATTTGGGATTAACAGAATTTCTTCCACAAGTTGAAAAATACTTGCCCGTAGTAATGACAAAAGAAAAAGCCGTCAGCAAATTATTAGAAAAATCTCTTTCATCTGAAATTCTGACATCATATATTCTTAAAGTGATGGGAGCCTATACAGGTCTTGATTTAGAACCACCAACTATATATGATAATTTGAAGAAAGAATTATTGAAAGAAGAAAATGCAGAATTATTGGAAAGATATGCATATGAAAATAGACATATTGAAACAGCGACTGAATCACTCAACAAAAAGGAATTAGACACAAGGAGGACAACTGTTTATAGTTGGTTAACAGGAGCGGCGTCAACTGTTGCAAATTTTATTATGACAAGATTATCACAAAGATCTACGCCATTCTTCACACCCACACCCACACCCGCGCCAGAACCAGCCGCAACCCCTGCACAACAAGCACAAACTGATGAACAAAGAAACACTGAAATCTATGAATCATTTATTAATTCTCTTAAAGAAAATTTGCAAACACCAGTTGACAATACGTCTGGGGAAACAGAGTCAAAAACAGATGCACAATAATAAATATTTTTTAAAGTAAATATAGATTTTGAATATAATAAAAATGTCAGACATTTTTATTATAAAAAAAATGGCGGCCAAAGGGTTAAGCCAAATATATTATAAGCCTACTGTTAAAAATATAGATATAGATATAATTCAATATATAAAAAATATTGAAATTCGAACTATAAGTAACTTAAACAAAAATATAATGAACTATACTATTATGGATACCTCAAGACCTGTCCCAAAGCCTGTTTACACTATTAAGCATCAGACAGCCCATGCGCAGCCATTGGTTGTTCCTGCTAATACACAAAAAGACAACACTGCTGATTCGCCATCAGCCGACAATTCTGTTGCCGCTTCATTGCCAAGAGTAAAATCATCTTCAGCCATGGATGTAAAAGCATCACTGATTACTAGTCAAACACCAATTACAGTTACTGTTACACCAGCAAACACACCAACAAATGACACAACAAAGACAACGGTTTCTGTCTCAACAAGTATTGATGAACCTGTAAAGGAAGAAGTAAAGCATGATACTGAAAAATCAGAAAGTAAAGAAGATAAAGAAGAATCATCTGCATTTCCCGAATTAAGTTTTCAAGAATTATTAATTAATCTTAAGATTGTTTCACAAATTGGAAAAGGGGAAAAACTATTGGTTGATGGAAACAAATTAAATATTGATAGTAGATGGTGTCAATCTGTCAGAAGATGGTGGACATCTGATAGTAAAGACAGAACTGTCGAATTTATTGAACATTTGGTCGAAAGTGCAACACATCACAACCATATTCTTAATGAAAATGTAAAAGAAAACAGTGATAGAGTTGAAAATAAAGAAACATTTGACAAATTAAAAGATCTTAATGCAGCAATGGTTGGCATTTTGAGTGGATTAGACAAATTAAAATTAACTTATAATGAATATGTTGATATTAGAACACGTTTGGAATCATGTATGACATCGTTCAGAAGATTATCTGATGAAAATATTACTATTCCACGATAAGCTTTTTTTATAACTATTATTTATTTCATAATGCCAAAAATTATGAAATATTTAAACATCTTTTATAAATCACTAATGTGTTCGCGCCACATTTATCTATCAATAAATTTATCACATCTATCAAATATTTCATAATGCCAAAAATTATGAAATATTTAAACATCTTTTATAAATTACTAATGTGTTCGCACCACATTTATCTATCAATAAATTTATCAAATATTTCATAATTTTTGTCCCTTTTGCTTAACACTGAAAAAGCAACAGTATTGAAACACCCATCATATTTATCCAAAGCCATATTAAAAATATCAACAACTTCTTTAGGGGGGTTTCTGAATACTCCACATCCCAATGCGCCAAGAACTAAAGTAGTATGACCTTTATCATATGCACATGCAAAAATATTGTCAATGATGCGACACATAAGTAATTTGTCTGCCATTTTTTTATACTTGACATATTCCATACTAAATTTTCCATCAATCAATTCTTCCTTTGTGTCTGGTGTGACAATTGCTGGAGATGCAATGAATGCGCATGAAAATATTTCTTCATTTTCTAAATCTTTGTAGTTTTCATCTTTGATACATGATACATTTGGTGTGTATACACAATTTGGTCGTTCAATTGGATAAAACTCTTCAGTTAATGATTTAAAATAATTAGTTCTTCTGAATAATTCTTCTTCTTGAGCCCTTGCGCCATGTTCAACAGCGCCGCCCGCATGAAACTCATTTGCCATATTTAATGCACAAACATTGTTTATGTCTTTATTATCAGATGTTGCAAAAACCTTACATGTTAATAAAGTATCTTGATTTACAACAATAACATTTGTTTTGGGAAATCTTCTTTCTAAATTAAGCTGTTTGTATATATATAATTCAGATTTGTCAATAGGTATATCTTTGTATTTTCCACTTGTACATTTTGTCTTTGTGTCTGCATACACTTCTGATAGATCCATTTTTGTATAATAATTATATATTATAGATATCAAACGATTGTATTTTCAACTTTTTAATTTAAACTTTTATGAGACAAAAGTTTAAATTAAAAAGTTATAAAAATCATCATTATGGTTTTTTTAACTTTTATGAGACAAAAGTTTAAATTAAAAAATTGAAAATAAAAATCCTAATAAACTTTGTTCATATGTAATTGTTACCCTTCATCTCCAAAATGGCTTATCTTTTTCGCCGAGAACATTTCCAACGTACAGAATGTATTGATGCAAATAAAGCTGTTCCTATTGAAGAAATAAAGCCATTTTCCTATGATAGATCTTATTTCACGAAAAGAGAGCAAGCCAAAAATGAATCTACATTAACAAATATCAATAACGAAATAGAAGATATTGATTGTGAAATTGAGGCTTTTATTGAGGATAAAATCAAAAAACTCAATTCGATTGCAAAAATAAAAGATATGATCGCTGTTGCAGATCAGGCAGAAAAGTTTAATTTAAAAAAATTTGACAATATTGCAAGAATTAATCCCGTATGTGAAATTGTGTTACATAAATTATATCCAGTAGATACAAAACCACATGATTTAGTCGGAAATGACGCATTGTTATATAATTTTTTGGCATCAAGATATAAATATATTAAAATCTCTAATATCAACACAACTAGTTATTATGGGTCAAAACATGACGAATTTCATACTGACATGGCAGAATTATATTCTGGCGAATATCATAAAAAATATCCAACGAATGACGTTATTCCAGAGACTGACATTGATGGCGAATCATGGGAAAAAGTTGAAAAAATCATTAAATCATATTCAAAAATTCTATCAAGATTTACAAAATATGGAAGTAATAACTCTGGAGATTGGTTTATCAGTTTTCCATTCTTCTTTCAATATGGAGAAAATATTTTACATGGAGAATTAGACAAAATGACAGATTATTATAGGTGGAATGACAGAGAATATTATTGTCCAATTAAAAAAGGTTATATTTTTGAAAGAAAAGGAAAAGCAACAACTTTGACATGCTATTGGGATATTTTATAAAATAATTTTGTTTATGTATATTCTTTTTAAATAAAAGAATATACATAACTTTAACTATCGCGTTCAGCAAGCCATATTTCTGTTTGGTCATGAAGCCTTTTGTAGTCTCTAGAAACTCCCATGACCAATTCCAAGAGTTTAACAAGGAATTCTTCAGTGAATCCAGCATCTAGAAGACCTTGCTTGTCGATAAAAACATAACGTGAGTGATACTCAAGTTCCATATGTGCATTCAAAGCTAAGAGATACTGAAGACATCTCTTTGCACGGATTATCATCAACAATTGTTCTTCATTTGTCAGCATTATGGCGCCTTCAAAGTATTTCGGAGGTGGTTTAATGTCATATCCACTAAATGCAACAGTCGCAGCCTGAATGACAATCTTTGCCTTGGTGATGTATTCATTAGTGCTGTTGGCAATGATAGTATAGTCATCCATTTTGCCACAAAAACAGAGAAAGGTTGTAAGGGATAAATATAATGTCTTCAATAATAGGGTTTTTAGAAAAAACAAAGTTTCAATTTTTCTTCATATATCAACTTATTTCCTAAAGGGAATAAGTTGATATATGAGGAAAAATTCTAATGCCACAAATATAAAATGATAAAACCTTAAGGTTTTATCATTTTATATTTATTGGCGTTTCAATTTTTTTATTTATAATTTTGTCTAAAGACCAAATTATAAATAAAAAAATGATAAAATTCCCTCTAGGGATATTTTACAATTTTTAATCATATATGTATTTTTTAAGGTAAATACATGTATGATTAAAAAGACTGAAATTCCCTCTAGGGATATTTTACAATTTTTAATCATATATGTAAAATTGAATATTGTTTTGTTTATTGTTATTACTATAAATATACTAAATGGATTCTAGCATTATTGTCAATAAAAATGGACATTTGAAATTCATTGACAAATCTATTGATAAGATAATTGGAAATGACAATGATATTAAAATTATGATTGATTATATAAATCAACAAATAAAAAATTGCGATGCAATAAACAATGATAAAATTAAATTTACATTAAGTCTTTTGACAATATTTTATAAACATATTAAAGTCAATTCTATAAAAATAATCATAAACAAAAAGATGTTATGTGAATGTAACAACATTTTTGATAATATCATATGTATTTTTAGCGATTCAACAAAAGATCATTTGAATGTGTATCATTTAATGTGGAAAGCAGAATGTACAAATTATTTTGATAAGTATTATCCAATATTTAGTTTTATAATTCCATATACTAAACGTGTATGTCATTCAAAAATTGATAGGTCTTTTATTAATAAGTATTTACAAGACTATATAAATATCATACTTACTATTATAAATAAAAGGATTGACAAATGTAATGATTTAAAAGCCTTTTTGCATGACACAAATATTAAAAAGTTAATAACCAATGTAAATGATATACATTTTGAACAAATAGGAACATTGATGATGAAATTTTTAGGACATGCGTATACATATCTTGGAAATGTGGTAGATAACACAAATTTATTGTCAAAAGAGAACATTGAATATATCAACAAATCTACATTGACTGTCAACGATGAAATTAAAAAAAATGTAAAAGAATGGAATAATAAAATAATTGATTATCTGCTTTTATATTTTAAAAATCATCGAAGAACTCGTCAAATTGATATTTCATTTTACATAATTGATTATTGTGACGAGCCAATTAATATTTTTAAAAGTTATTATGATGATTTAAGTGCAACATCTAAACTTGCGCCATGCACACTTCATATAAATTCATATATTCAATCGGGAATTGCAGCAGGCAGTATGATTTTATAAAAAAAGATGTAATTGAAAAAATAAAATAAATTTTATTTTTTCAATTTTACTAACGACATCACATGAATTCGGAAGTGCTAACGTTTGGGTCATCACTTCCAGCAAGCCACTCTGTCGCTTTCTCCTGAAGATCCTTATAGTCATTCGTCATGACAGCCACCAAGTTGGCAAGGTTGTCAAGGAACTCTTCGGAGAAACCGGCATTGCGAAGAATTCCTCTGTTGCAACGACCTAGGTTGTTTAACGACATGCAAGCATCCAATCTCCAGAGAGCATTTATGCAGACTCTTGCATTCCGCAACATGGCCGAGCGACGTTCCCGTGGCAAGAGGCGAGCACCTTCGTAATACTCTGGAGGTGTATAGCCATCATAGTCTAATCCTGTGGAAGCAGGAAAAACAGTTTCACCAATGGAATTGATCGTTGCGAAATGAGATGCCATGTTGTCGGCAATGAATGTATAGATATCAGTCGAAAAAGCCATTGTTTCGAAGTGATAAAAACGCGGGGGAAATCAATGTGAGTGACACTGACAAGGGGTTTATTATGATGCCTTTGCAATGGGTTATTCAGGCAAATACATTTATCAATTTTTTTTATTTATCGCACTAGAATTTTTCTTAATATGGCAACAGAAAAAGAGGAACATAACTATAATAAAAAAATTGTGAAATATCCTAGCGGGAATTTCATCATTTTTTTATTTACAATTTAGCCTAAAGGCCAAATTGTAAATGAAAAAATTGAAACATCAAACACTCTGTTGTGTCCATTCTAAAAATATTTTATCATCTTACACATTTGCTACTCTGGTTATTTGTGTATCTCTTCCCTGTCACAATGTCTGATCGTCCCGATAGACGCCGTTACAAGGCCTACGAGAGTTCTTTCTCGCGTGGTGGCCTGTATGACACTGATGTGGCAACATTCAGAGCAACTCCGCCTATGCTTTTGTGTGAGGATGGAAGGCTTGGGATGAACGTCTCTGGAACCATCATCCCGATAGTGTCACAATACTCTCCAGTCTACGAAAGACGTCTGATTCTTGACCCTTTTGGAAATTTCCAAGAGGTTCTGGTGCGCATTCGTTAGATGCCAATTTGTTTTGTTTATTCACATAAATAATACAAATAAAAATTGATAATAAAAGTGTCTAATAATTATGACTTCATATATTATTATCAAAATGGAAGACTATATTGCAACACCAATTGTGGATCCACAACCAGAATCTCTTAAGAGAACATATTTGCCAGAAAATGAAGAAGATAGTACAGATTATTATATTGAATGGCACAATATGCACATTTTAAATCTTAATGAAAAAATTAGCACATTAGTTGAAGATAAACTCAAATCTAAAAAATGTATTAAAGAAATACATCATATTGGTCTTGTTACAGAACTAGCTGAAAAATTTAATCCAAGTAATTTTGATTTAACAAAAATGCCAGACAAATGTACAGTAATTTTATATAAATACTATGATGATCTAAATCCACAAAAATTGGTGGGCAATGAAGCACTATTGTATAACCAGTTAGCGAAAAAATATAAATATATTCGTATGAGTAATGATTTTTATCAAACATATGATTATTGCATTGTTGACGATGATATTAAATGTTTGTTAAGAGATAAATATGATTGTGACATGGGCTATGATGATTCACTTTCGGGGATAGTTGATGTATGTATTGGCAATTTGCCAGAAGAACAAAGATATACATGTGTTTATTCTGATATACCATCTTTAAAACTTCTTATTGATTATATTGATATACTGCCTCACATTAGTTCATCTTTATTGAAAAAAGAGTTTGAAACAGTTACGGACACTATATATTTTCAATATGATACAAAGGTTCAACATGGTAAACGGCTTGATGATTGGAACAATTCACAACAAATCTGTGATATTCGAAGTGGCAGAAGTAATGCATTTGTTAAAAAAAATAAATTGACAGTATTAGAATGTTGGTCTTAAAAATAAAAAATTGATAATAAAAGTATATATGACCATTTGTTTATAATAATATAATACAATTTACAATGGCTTTATTACTCAGGGCTTTCAACAACGCAATGATTGCTAAACCTATGTTAACAACATCGATTGCAACTGGATTTTGCTATGGAACTGGTGATGGGCTTGCACAAACTATTGACATTAAAAAAGGAAATAGAGAACACTATGATACACACAGATTATTAGTATTTACATTATTTGGCATTTCAATGGCTGGACCAATTTATTATACATGGTTCCGAAAAATTGATACAATGCCAAAATTATTAGAGGGACTTGTAAAATGGAACCAAACAAAGCATTTAACAAGGGAGTTTAGAAAGCAACTAAGCGATAGTTTGCATAAAGGCAATATTGAAAATATGAGTATGAAACAATTTAGACAGGAGTTTAAAAATCATTTTGACACTTTTGATAAACCAATTATTAGAAGTAAAACAATTCTTGTTGCAAAAGTCTATGCAGATCAGTTTATTTTTTCGTCACTTTATCCAATTTTCTTTTTCATGACAACAGGTGTTTTGTTGGCAAATACAAAGAAAGAAGATTTTGAATACATTAAACAAAATAAAAATTTAAATTATGCAAAAATCAACAAGAGTATTGTCGATTCATGGGAAAATTTAAAGAAGAAATACCTTACAATTTATATCGCAGATTGTGCTGTGTGGCCAATGGCTCAAATGGCAAATTTTGCTTTTATTCCTGTTGCATATCAAGCATTGTACGTCAACAGTTTGAATATCTTATGGAATGCATTTATTTGTTATGTTTCGCAAGAGGGGTATTAAGTCAATTTAACATATCGTGTTAATTTCTCTATATTTGGTTTATATCCTAATTCAATTAATTTTTCAAATATCTTTCCAATATTCCTTGAATCATCTAAACCTGAGTGATGTCGTCCATCTAGTGTTAAACCCATTTCCATTAACATTCCATACATACCACCAGCTTTTTTATTATAATGTTCTGTGTACATTGCTTTTATATTTATGTATCGAAGGTATTCTTTTGGTGGTGTCAAGTTCCAATTTTTATACTCCATTTTTGCCATTTGCATTAAATCCCAGTCACCACATGTCACAAAAGTCATATATCTTGTATTATTATTTGTCATTTTTTTAATCCACTCATAATGCAACTCAAACACATCAGGAAATGATTTTCCTGCATCAACTTGTTCCTGTGTAATTCCAGTTAGGTCTGTACAAAATTTAGTTAATTTTTTATTGTTTTTGGGCAGACAATATTCTTGGAACTCGCCTAATCTTTCTGTTTTGCCATTTTTTACTTTTATCATAACAGAGGGAAATTCAATGACTTCATTTGGAAAACTATGTTTGTCATCACATGTTGCTTCAAAATCAAGTATACATATGTAATATTCATCATCTATTACGTCTCCAACAGTTAATTTTTTATTTGGTAATTTTAATAAATCAATTAAGTTATTATGATATTCAAGTGCAATTATTTTTCCTTTTTCAGTTCTTATTTTATCTGTTATGTATTTTAATAACTCTTCTGTATTTCCATGTTTTAATTCATATATTCTATAAGCATCGCATACACAATCAACTAAATAATCGGTGATTGTCTCATCCCCTTGTAAATTAGATAAAACTTGATATGTCCAAATGAAAATCTTTTTTGCATCTTTCACATTTTTCTTTAAAAAGTTCTTTACGACATGTTTTTCAACGTTTAATGCATATTCACACAATAAAGCAACATAATATGCATTATTATCATTGGATAATTCATGAGCAAATTTTGCAATCTCAAGTGATTTTTCTAAATATTCTTTTGGAACAAAATCACAAATTATTTTTTCGACGTCTGACATAACAAGTTATAACAACATATTCTTATATAACTTATTACAATAGATTATATTCGTGTATATATTGCTTAAAAAGAATATTATTATATCATATATGGGGTCAAGTAATGGCAAACCCACTTTTTCGTGGTATAGCACACAAGAGTTTACATTATATGAATTTGAATTGCCAGATGATGAACAAACATCGATTGGCGATATATGTTATGCTTATATAGATAATCACACACAAATTACTAATGGAGGTCAAAAGAATTTCGTTAGGACTGATGTATGTCATCGAAAAATGACATTTGATGGTATAGATGGATTTTTTTTACAAAAGGTAAATGTGAGCAAACATTTGAAAGATTTGGATATACTTGACAATTTACCAATTCGACACATAAGATTGATTGAATCAGAGTATCCACTGGATTTTTTACTGAGATTTCCAAAATTGACATACTTACAAATTGCAAAATCGAATCAAGGGATTGATGATAAATATATCGAAACGATAGACAAAATTACAACATTGAATGATTTAAGATTATTATCAACATCAGGTTGGTTTTCAGCAGATCCAGAAAAAATAAGAAAGTTATGTTCAAAAATTAAAGTTATAAGATTGTCTGCTGCAATGTTGAGATCTATTTGGGATCATAAGAAATTATTTGATGAAGTTTTTGTAAAACAGAAATTAGACAAATTTTTCTTCTCTTGCAACAAGCCTGATTATACGACTAGAAAAAGACCAGATGTTAAAAGGTTTTTAGAAACGACAGATCCAAAGGCGCCATATGAATTAGATTTAAATTTTCCCTTTGATGCAGATGTTTATGAAGAAGTAAATAAAAAAGGTTTTGATTCTATGAGAATTACACACGTTGGGAAAATAAAACTGTCTCCATTATTAAACATTGAACATTTTCATTTTTATGACTTTAATGAAGAGGGATGCGACTGGATATGTAGCACACCTAAAAATTCAAAATTAAAACGTATTTCTTGTTCAGTATGTGCATGTACATATGAACAATATGAAAGAATGAAAAAATATTTTGAAGACATTGGTCTTAATGTTGACATGGAAGATGTTTATTTCTTTATTGCAAAACCAGATTTCACAACAGTTACATCTGATGATGGAACTCCGACTGATGAAGAAAGAAAGAAAAAAATAAAAATATATGAAACAAATAACCCCTTAAAATTGCGAACAGATGAAGAAAATAATAGTCCAAAAGAAATAAAAAAAGTAAAAGCAGTGAAGAAGAAAAAAGGCAAAAAGAAAAATTAAATAAGTAACTTTTCATCAAATGTATCTTCAAGTTCGATGTCATCAAACATAGAATTAATGATTGTCACAAAAGTCTTTTTACTCTTTTCTGCATTTCCTAAATCCCAGTTTGCTTCAACAATATCCATTGCAGTAACATATAAATTTACATTAATCCATCTGAACAATTTTACAAGTTCAGATGGTTTTAGTCCATCATTTGCAAGAACCCCTGTAGAATTAAAATATTTAGGGTCTAAACTGTCAACATCCCATGAAATATGGAAGATTGCAGCCGGATCTGTATTAATAATTTGTTTTAATTTACAAATCATGATTTCAAGATCTCTTGTATGAAAAATGTTTAGATCTTTAACCACATGATGTTCAAATTCGTCAATATCCCTTGCACCAAAATACAATAGTCGTGATGTTGGCAATAATGCTGGTAATAATACTGGTTCTACATTTGTCCATGGTTTTTCTAATCCAATAACGCCAGCCAAAGGCATTCCGTGGTGGTTTTTAGTAATGGACTTATCATATGTGTTAATGTCAGTATGTGCATCAATCCATAATACATATACATGTTCATCACTTTCTGCCGATCTAGCTAAGCTTCCTAAAACAGTTGCTTGTCCAATAGAGTGATCGCCGCCAATAACTAGTGGTCTTTCACAAGATAAGCATGTTTCATATAGATCATCATAAATTTTTGTATCACTCATATGTTTTGTCCAATATTTCTTTTCATGAAAATCATCATTTTTTAACTGTTTCTCTTCAATTGGATTGTCATACACACTCAAAACATTGCCTTCTGCAAGCAAGTTATTTGCGATTGGTTCTCTTACAATACTTTCAGTTTCAAATGCACTTTTTGCAACTCCGTAATGTCTTTGACCTGCATTTGTGCATACTAAAAGCAAATCGCTAAATCGTAAAGCCATTTTGTATTTATATTATCTTTTATATACATAGGTTATTTTATGTTTATATTTCAATTTTTTTATTTATTAATTTAGCGTCAGCTAAATTAATAAATAAAAAAATGATAAAATCGCGAATATCGATTTTACAATTTTTTATCATATATGTATTTTCAAACAAAATAAATTAATGAATAAAAATAATGAAAATCCCGCTAGGGATATTTCACAATAGGCCAAAGTGTAAATAAAAAATGATGGAATTTATGTCACTGAATAAAAATGATGAAATCCCCCATCCAAAAAATTTGAAAAATAATTAACATAAGTAGTAAATAATAAATAAATATATTATAATAGAATATAAAATGAATGTTTTAAATTACATATCTTCAACGGCAACCGAAGTTATTTCAAAATCAATTGTAGCACCCTTACGAGTCGTATCAAATAAAGTTACTGAATACAGAACCAAAGAGGAAAAAGATGAAAAACCAGACAGGATATATGAGACAAATAAATATGAACAATACAAATCACTTACATATGAACCCATAAATATAATTGACAACTTGTATTTAGGACATGCAATAAATGCTGGTTCATATTATGTATTAAAAAAACTAAACATCGGATTGATTATGAATGTCACAAATGAAATTGATAATTATTTCGAAGATTGCAAAGAGTTTGAATATGCAAAATATGATATATCAGACAATGGAAAAGATAAAATTAACAATCATCTGATAAATTCTTATTTAAAAATTATTGATTATCAAAAAACTTATCCAGACAAAAATATTTTTATTCATTGTTACATGGGTGCAAGTCGTTCTGTTTCAGTAATTTTGTATTATTTAATGAAACAACATGATAAAACGCTTGATGAAGCTATTGAATTTGTTAAAAATAAAAAAAATTGTATCAACATATCAACAAGATTTAGAGATGACATAATTGAGACATATGCATGTACATCGACTCTTTAATAATAATCAATGATATGACAGTCGCTGTCATTGTGGATATTTTGTTTAACAATTAACTTAAACATTCCAGTATTCAACAATGCATCTGCAATGTTCTTTGTATGAAAATATCCTCCGAAGAACACAATATTGTCTTGTATTTTTCCATCAAACTTTCTCAACATTCTAAATAATATGTAGAGATCCATATAAATTTGTAAAATTCCACCTGCAATATCATTTTGTTTTACACCAAATTCAGACAGTTTTCTGTCATTAAATAATGAATGTAAAAATTTATTCATGTATCTTTCCTTGTCCTTTATATGATCAATATCATCTAATAATTGTGTCATATTGTCATAAAATTCGAGTGCTTCTGTTCCGTCAGAAAATATTTTTTCATGATATTTTTCAATGCTCTTTACGTAGTCTTTAATAACATCCGCATTATCCCATGATTTTAATAATTTTTGTTTTTGGACTTCTATTTTTGTAAATTCCATTATATTTTGTTGCCCTGTAAATACGTCTCTAATTATATCTCTGTGTTCTTTCATAACCTGTCTAAAAAATTCTAACTCGCGAATATAGGCATCAAAAAATTCTTTGTTATCACTGTACCTTATTTCGTTATATTTGTTTATATATTTAGACATCATTATATCCAAATCATGTCCCAATAACATATATGTCATTGTTGTAGCGATATAAAAACTTTTTCCCATGGATGTATAAATTTTATTTTCTTCGTCATTTACAAATATATTTCTAACATCACCTGAGTGCAATCTCAAATTTTCAGTTCCTTGATATTTAGTTCTTAATAAATGTATATATGTTTCATAAAATTTGTCTATTCTAGAAATAATGATTTCACTTGAAGATTTACCATCTCTAAATTTTTCGATGTCTGTTTTTCCATATGGATTGTATTTTGTTTCCAAATAAAAATCCAATTTTCTTGGTGCTATTGAATACATAATATATGAAACAACATCAGTTATTTCTAAACAATTCTTCTCACATCTTTTACAATTTTTATTTTCTGCATGATGCTCGCCTAACAACAACATTTCTATGTCTTTAAATTCATGTCTGCCTTTTACAAGCATAATTCTTCTTGCGCCACTTACTGTATCAATCAATTTGGGAAATAATTCTGATATGTGTTCCGCTTTCTTAAAATTCTTCTTTTTAATTCTTGCAAGTTGTTCATCGATCACAATTTGTAAATCTCTACTTAAATCACCATTTTTTGCTTCTTGTTTTACACTTTCATCTTCAATCAGACCATCAATATAATAGCTTTCCAATTCGCCATCATTCAAAAGTGATATATTGGCTAATTTTCTGAATAACATTTTTGATATTTTTTCTTCTGGTGTATTAGCTGCAAAAATGATTCTCTGCAGTGATTTTGTTTTTCCTCCCGAACGATGGACTCTTCCTAATACTTGGATCAAATTTGTTGCGCTTGTTGTTGGACTGATTAAAGCAACTCTCGGATGCTTTCCATTTATATCATGAAGTGACACGCCAACACCTCCAGCTTTTATATTTGCAACAATAATTCTTACTTTATCATTTTGAAAGTCCTCAATGTTTTTATCTCTTTCTTTTAAATTTTGTCCCCCATAGATACCCACAGAACCTTTTAATTCATGTAATAACTTTTCTAAACTATCTGTATAATTAACAAAAATAACTACAGAACAGTTATTATCTAAATATTCTTGTGTCAATTCAATAAATGTTGGTACTTTTAACATTTCAATATGTTTAAATTGTGATTGAAGATGTGCTAGAAGAAATCCTCTTTTTTCGCCTTGTTCTTTTAATTTTCTTAATTTTTCTGCAATCTCTTCATAAATCTTTTGAATGTCTTTACTTGCTTTCATCTCATATGTTTCTGCAGTGATTTGTGTTTCTGGAAATTTGTCTCCCAATTCTGCAATAGTCAATCTTGCTGCTAAGGGGTTTTTTTCATCATATAAAACAGAATATATTGTTTTTGCAGGAGTTGTCAATTTTCTAATCCAATCTGCCAAAATTCTAATACTGCTGCCTATTCCTAATATATATCCAAAAATGGCAAATTCATATGGTTTTTCAACAATTGTTGCACTCAACATTAAAATTTTATTCCCAGTTTCTTTTGCAGACAATAACATACGTGCATTAAAAGTGTCTATAAATTTACATCTATGTACTTCATCAAAAATAAACATAGCATCTTTTGGAACTTTCCATTCATAACTTGGCTTTTTGTCTTTTGTAATTTTTATATATGGGCATACTAATTTTGCATTTTTGTATATATATTTACCTCTTGCAACAAGTTCATAATTAGAGACAAGTAAATATTCAACACCAAATTCTTCTAAAACTGATCTCCACTTACTGACAACATTTTTTGGACATAACACAACAGGTTTTACATTTAATATTTTACAAACATATGATGCTATATATGTTTTACCAATTCCAGGATCTGATGCATCAAGAGCATAACCATTCTGTTCTAATATCTTTATTAATTTTTCAGCATGAGGTTGTTGATAATCTAATAATTTTATTCTTTTGTCAATTTCTTCCTTATTTTCCATTTTTTTTAATAAGGCAAGATCGTCACTTATGTCTCCACCATACATATTATAGAATTATATTTTATTCTTCAATTGCTTTTGTTGGATTGTTAAAATGAAATTTAGTTGTGATATAATTAAGAATGTTATTAGATAAAATATTGCTATTCATTTTTTCTTCAATTGCACTAACCATCATATGCCATTCAGTGTATTCACTGATTAAATCTGGGTCTTCCATATGTCTGTCATAATCTTCTTTCATCCTTTCTAAATATTTTTTATTTTTGCAATGGTCTGCAATCATCACACATATTTCATGCAACATAGGATTTATTACTTGCGCTTTTATCAAATCACCACCTTTATCCTTTTGCCACAAAAATTTCCCACCCTTGTATGTCCTAACAATATAATTTAATCTATTTAGGTCTGTACTAAAAAAACTTCTTTCATCATCATTTTTTAAATATTTTGAGATAATAACATCACCAATGTGTTCAATTAACTTTTTATCGTCATACATCATTTTAATGTAATTTACGCTTTGTCCAAGATTGTCAAATGTTATTTTTTCTCCATTTTTGTTGATTCGATAACCAAGCATTTTACGTATTTCAATACTATTCAATTTCTTTAATGTGTTCTTATGATTGTAATGTTTTATAATATATTTTGCAGAAGACATTGATTTATCACAAATGTCTTTTAATAAAGATATTTGTTCATCTTTTTGTTTCATATTTTTTTCTTTTACTTTTATATTTTCTTTTTCCACTTTTATCTTTTCTTCTTTTACTCTGATATTTTCTTCTTTTATTTTGAAAGTATCGCCTTCCACTTTTTTTACAAGTTTTTTTTGCATTTGAATTTTCATTTTAAGTTTCAGTTCTTTTGTTAATTGTTTTTTAAATATTTTTTCTGCCTCTTTTCTTTCATTCTTTAATTGTTTCTTGTTTTCTTTTGCCTGCTTAACAACTATTTTTGATAATTCCTTTTTTATTTGCTTTTCCTTTTTAACTTCTGATGTTTTTAAAGCTAGCTGTAATTTTGCATTTTCTAATTGTAACTTCAATATACTAATTTTATCATCTGCTGTCATATTATCAAACTCAATTTGCATATTTCTCGAGTGTTTTTGGGTGGCCAAATGTGTATCATATCTAGTTTTATATATAGTGTAAAATTTGCATGGTTTACATGAATACTTCATAACAATAATTAAGTTTAATAAAATAAATTAAATTTAAAAACATCACAAAAATATATATAATACAAAAATCATATATTGAAATCTATGTTATATTTACAATTCAATTATTGATAACTCATAAAAATGCAAAAAGTTCATATATATATTAAAATCACACCTATTACTTTTTGCATTTTTTGTCAAAAAAGTTTATAAACGGTGCAATTTTATATTCATATATTCAAAAACATGCAAAAAACAGGAGGAGTATATGTAACCGAATTCGGAATGTTGACAAAAAAGTATATATATGACTCAAAATCACCTAAAAGTCAGCGTTATACTCTATTCCAAAATCAAAAATGACACAATGATACCGAAATATGATAATTTTGATTTCTTCCTTTTTACCAGAAAATTGTTAAAATATACTTATGACTTTTCATGTATTATTTTTGCAGTCATGTGTATTTAAAGTTAATTATGTTTAGAATATAATACAGTTTGCAAAAGTGTATATGTTATTTTTTTAATTAATATTGTCATTATAAGACAAATTAAAATTATTGAAATGGTTAATGTATATACAATTATTAAAGCAATAAGTGACAAAAATTATAGTGTTACAAATGATATACGATGCTTTGTACAATTTTTTTATGATTGATATAAAGGACTAAGTAACCAAAAAATATTATTTTTACATATTTTATTTTAGATCCATTTACACTTCATCAATAGAAAAATAAAAAAGGATTCATGAATACAATAAAAAATAAAAATTTTCCTTTTTTCAAAAAACTAATCAAAAATCGAGTTTTCTTGTAAAGTAACTATATAACCAAAATAAACTTTCCAAATTGTAGCCATTGTCCCTGTAAAAATGAAAGTGAACATGAAAAAATTTTCAAAAAAACATGCTTACCTTATTCCATTTCATAATCATTAATACTTTTTTGTAAATTTTTCTTAAAAAAATTCAAAAAAAATTTTAAAATTCTAAAAAAAAAATTTTACGAAAGTGAATATGTTTCGAATATCGAAAAATCAAATCACAATTAAAATTGAAAAGTTTGAAAAATTTTAAAATTCAACACAAACTTATTTGTGTTATAAAATTAAAAAAATGATTTTTTCCAATTTTAATTTTACAATTTATCATAAAAATACTGTTAAATGTACACATACCTATCATTTAACGATGAATTATAAATTAAAAGTGAATAAGAATCATTATTAATGAATTAATATTTTTTTAATAATTTGCAGACGATTGCTTTAATGATTGCAGACGATTGCTTTAATGATTGCAGACGATTGCTTTAATGATTGCAGACGATTGCTTTAATGATTGCAGATGATTCTCTAATGATTGCAGACGATTGCTTTAATGATTGCAGATGATTCTCTAATGATTGCAGATTGATTCTCTAATGATTGCAGATGATTCCTTTAATGATTGCAGAC